GGCACTGGCAATGCTGGTTCTTACTCACCATCAGAAGGTAATAATGGTGGTTCAGGATTTAATTATAATTCAGGCACACTAACTGATGGAACTGGTGGTGGTGGCGGTGGCTCATCAGTAGCGGGAACAAATGCTGGCTCAACACAACCAGGTAATGGTGGAAATGGTACTGCCAACTCAATCTCTGGCTCATCAATAACTTACGCAGGTGGAGGTGGTGGTGGTTGTTACAACGATGTTGCTCAAGGCAGTGGAGGAACTGGTGGCGGAGGTGCGGGTGGTGCACAAAATGCGACAGGTCAGTCTGGTGTTAGTGGCACGGTAAATCTTGGTGGTGGTGGTGGTGGTGGTTCTCAAGGAACTACTAGCGGTTACGGTGCAGGCGGCAACGGCGGCTCAGGCATCGTAATTATTAGATATGCGATTTAAGGGAGAATAACTAATGGCAAATATGGAATTAATTACCAGCGTAACTGTTGGTTCAGGCGGAGCAGCATCAGTTACCCTACCCGCAACTGGAACTATCCCTCAAACTTATACTGATTTAAAGGTTGTTTATTCTGTTAGAAGTACTAGTTCAACCTCAAATGTAATAGATATATCTTTTAATGGAAATACTTCTAATTTTACCAATAGATATTTATTAGGTACTGGTACTGGGACAGCATCTGGCACAAACTTTGCTAGGTTTTCTGGTTTACAAAATTCATCAGTAGATACTTCTAACACCTTCGCTAATGGCGAAATTTATATTCCAAATTATACTGGTTCAAACTTTAAATCTTATTCTGGAGATGCAGTACAAGAAATAAATTCATCTACTGGAAACAATTTAGCATTGGTAGCAGGGCTATGGTCTAATACGGCAGCAATAACTACTATTACTTTATCTGGATATGATGGTAATTTAGTTGAAGGCTCAACCTTCTACCTATACGGCATCTCAAATGTAACTAGCACAACTAAAGCAACTGGCGGAATCGTATCCTCTGATGGTACTTACAACTATCATACGTTCCCATTCTCAGGCACATTTACTCCTACTACTGCATTAACTGTTGACTATTTAGTTATTGCGGGTGGTGGTGGTGGTGCATCAGTTAATGGAACTAGTGATGCTGGAAATGGAGTTGGCGGAGGCGGTGCTGGTGGTTATAAAACTTCTATTGGTGGCTCTGCTTTATCTTTAACTGCACAGGCTTACACAGTTACAGTTGGCGCTGGTGGTGCAGGTACTGCACAAAATACTTCAGCAAGAGGTAGTAGTGGTTCTAACTCTGTATTTAGTTCAATTACATCTACTGGTGGCGGTGGTGGTGGTTCAACTAGTGGTTCAGGTGTAGGTACAGGATTAGATGGCGGCTCAGGCGGTGGTGGTGGTTCTTACTCTAGCGCTGGCGGTGCTGCTTCTCCAAGTGGTCAAGGTAACGCTGGTGGTGCAGGAAGTTCTGGTTCAATTTATATTGGTGGTGGCGGAGGCGGTGCTGGTACTGCTGGTACTGCTGGAAATTCAAATGGAATAGGTGGTGATGGTTTAGCATTAGTTTCATTTGCTACTGCAACACAGACTGGTGTTAATAATGGTTACTACGCAGGCGGTGGCGGTGGCGGTGCTTACGGAACTCCTTATATAGGATTTAGTGCTGCTGGTGGTCTAGGTGGAGGTGGCCGAGGTGGTGGCGGAGCAGGAAATAGTGCTCTTGGCGGTGCTGGCGGAAATGGTGTTACAAATACTGGCGGCGGTGGCGGTGGCGGCGGTTCAGGCCAAAGCACTTTCGGTCAAGGTGGTAAAGGTGGCGACGGTGGTAGCGGTATAGTAATAATAAGATATGCGATATAAAGGAGAATAAAAATGGCACATTTCGCTAGAATAGAAGATAACATAGTTACTCAGGTATTGGTTGTACCTGATAACGCAGAAGACAGAGGACAAGATTACCTAGCCAATGACTTAGGTCTTGGTGGTACTTGGATTCAAACCTCATACAACAACAACATCCGTAAAAATTATGCGGGTATTGGATTTACCTACGATGAAGAAAAAGATGCATTTATTGCACCTAAGCCTTTCCCATCATGGGTACTAGATGAAGAAACCTGTCGATGGGAAGCACCAGTTGCTTATCCAACAGACGGTATAATGTATAGATGGAATGAAGATGATACAGATTGGGAGGCTATTGTAAATGAGTGAAATGAAAATTGTTTATGATTGTGAAAAGAAGACAACTTCTTATGTACCGCTTTCTGCAGCAGAGATTGCTCAACGTGATCAGGATGCAGCAGCATATGCTGAACAACAGGCAGAACAAGCAGCGGCAGCAGAAGCACTTGCTGAACTAAAAGAATCGGCAAAGGCTAAACTTCTTGCAGGGGAACCTCTAACAGAAGAAGAAGCAAATACTTTAATACAATAAAAGCACGGTATTTAAAACAATATCTGCTATAATAAGTACAATAAGGAGACACCATGGCAATTACATTTGATAATGACGGCAGACCAGCCTATATGTTCAAGCAGGGGGCTTCATCCTCTGATGGTGTCTGGTATGCAGTAGGTGCTAAAATTGATACCTCTGCTGCTTATGAGTTTACTGGAGCGAATAGTTTTACCAATACCGTTTCATTTGATGACGCAGTTACTGCTACTGCAGGTTGGAATAACTTTTTAAATCCCGCAGCCCGTGATGCAGCACTTGTTACACCAGTACGAGGAACAATCGTATTTGTTCGTCAAGATGCTGGCGGTAGTGCATTAAACCAAATTCAATTCTATGATGGATCTGCTTGGGTAGGCAGTGGAGATATTTTTGGAGTCACCGCTGGTACAGGCCTTTCAGGTGGCGGTACATCAGGAACAGTCACAGTATCATTAGACACAACATCAGTTTATGTCGTACCATCACAAAGCGGTAACTCAGGAAAATATTTAACAACCAATGGATCTGCTGCTTCATGGGGAACCATTACAACAGATCCAACACCCACAGTATTTATGCTAATGGGCGCATAACCAAACACTAAGGAGAAATAAATGCCAACAACATACAAGGTGCTTGGTCAAAGTAACCCAAGCGCAACAACAGCAACAACTCTATATACAGTACCTTCAAGTACTTCAACAATCATCTCAACAATTACAGTATGTAACCAAGCATCATCTGCTGCTACATATCGTATTGCTGTGAGACCAGCAGGAGCAACACTAGCAGCCCAACACTACATTGTGTATGGCGCTACAGTAGCAGCCTCTGATACAACAACCTTAACGCTAGGTCTAACCCTAGCAACAACAGATGTACTTACAGTATATGCCTCATCTGCAAACCTATCCTTCAACGCATTCGGAAGCGAGATTTCGTAATGGCAACAGGAAACGTAAGTGCTTTAGACCAGGATACCTGGCAATTAATAGCAACCAATACCACGACTAGTGGAAGTACATCTACTTTTTCCAGTTTATCTGGATATAAAGAATATTTAATTACTTGGAATGGTGTATCAACAAGCAGTAATGGTTCTTCATATTTACAATTTAATTCAGACACAGGAGCAAATTATTTTGGTGGTATCAGTTTAGGTGAAGCGGATGGTACATTTGAAAATAAATCAGATAGAATAAGACTTCATTATTCAAGTTTAAGAACTACTTTAAGTGGATACATATCTATAAAAAATGTTAATAATGGAGCACCTAAAATAGTTACAGGAACTACAAGTGGTTACGCTGAAAATGGATGGCAAGCAGATATTAATGGTGGATGGTTAACTACAGATGCAATTACCTCTATGGTAATTACTGCTGGTGGCGGAACGTTTTCAGCAGGTTCAATGAAACTATACGGAATAGCAGGTTAATCAATGGCATCAGGTCGTGTATCTAAAGTTAAAGGTAAAATAGTAGATTTGCCAAACACTCCTACTATTGGAACCGCTACTCGTGGTATCGAAAATGCTCAAGTCACTTTTACTGCTGCTTCTGGTCCAGGTGGACCATCAAATACTTTTACTTTGAAATCTAGTCCTGGTGATATAACTACTACTGGTTCAACTAGTCCAATTAAAATAACTGGTTTAACTAATGGTACTGCTTATACATTTAGCGTAAGAGCAAACAATGCGACTGGTTCTAGTTCATATAGTTCTAACAGCAACTCAGCAACCCCTGCTGCTCTTGCTAAAGCAACTGGTGGTACTATATATGATGATACAACTTATGTATATCACGTATTTAATGCCAATGGTACATTTACTCCAACAACTTCTTTAACTGCTGACATAATTGTTGTTGCAGGTGGTGGAGGAGGAAGCCGTGGTGGTGGTGGAGCGGGTGGACTTTGCTATCAAGAAGGTAGGTCATTTTCTGCAACTGGTTATTCTATTGTAATTGGCGCTGGAGGCGCTGGTTCAAACAATGGAAATGCTGGTAATGGAACAAATACAACTTTTGATGGAATCACTGCTATTGGCGGCGGTGGTGGTAGAGGTGAAGGCACTGCAGGAGCCAACGGTGGTTCTGGTGGAGGAGCCAGCGGTTCCTTCGATGTCCGTGCAGGTGGCGCAGCAACTCAAGGAAATTCAAACGGTGCTACTGGTTATGGAAATAGAGGCGGTAATGGTAGTTATTATTATGAATCAGGTGGAGGCGGTGGCGCAGGTGCCGCTGGTGGCGATGCTGTTCAATACATATCTGGTCCTGGAGGAGTTGGATTAACAAACTCTATAATTAATGCAATGGGTTCTGCTACTGGATTCGGCGAAGCATCTGGCGGTAATTATTATTTTGCAGGTGGTGGTGGTGGTAGGTCACAACAAGGTTCTAACTCTTTAGGTGGTTTAGGCGGTGGTGGTTATAACTCAGGTAATGGATTCGCCAACACTGGTGGAGGAGGCGGTGGCGGAAGCGGCACTGCAGGAACGGGTGGTTCAGGAGTGGTTATTGTGAGGTACTTAGCGTGAGTCATTGGGCAGAAATAGATAATAACAACATAGTTCTTCGTGTAACTGTTGGTGATAATAATTTACCCGACGAGGGATACCAATGGTTAATAGATAACTTAGGTGGCACTTGGATAAAAACAAGTTATAATGCAAATATTAGAGGTAAGTATGCTGATATAGGTGATACTTATAATGCTGAAGAAGATATATTTGTAACTCCACAACCTTATCCATCTTGGACTAGGTCAGGTTCTTATTGGAATCCACCTACCCCTATGCCTAACTAAGGCTTTTGGACTTGGGATAAAGATACTCTCGCTTAGGTAGAAATATAGTAACAAACCTCAAATAATAAAACCCTCCAAGCCAAAAGCAAGGAGGGTATTTTTATATTAAATTTTTACAACTTACATGGATATTTGTTGTACCATTCTTGATACCGTGTTCCATTTACGGAACTCCATGATGACCAGTCTTTTCCGCCCTTGGTCATAAAGTGCGCCACCTGTGCATTGATCACTGGATTAAATAAATCAGCGTTTGAGTTTAAATCAAACTTGTCTCTGCGAACTGGTCCTAATCCTTCAATCATGTTGATTTGAAAAATCCCATATGAAGAATCTCCAGTATTAGCGTTACCATTAAAAGCATAAGGTCTGCCATTGGATTCTGCTTTAGCGATTGCACATGCAGATCGTAAATAGTTTCCTTTGAACCCTACCGCTCTTAATAAGTCAACCAACTGCCCATCACTTAATTTATGGGCATTTTCATACTTTTCTAGTGTTTTAGCCGTAGAAACCAAAAAAACCCCTTGAGGGGCTTCAGCGACCTTTACGACAGGTTCTATCAAAGTTTTAGTTTCAAGAGCATTAGCGGCATTTAAAAACGGCGCAAAAAGTCCGATTAGTGCTACTAGCCCTAGCCATACTGCTTTATTCTTGTCTCTCATTGAAATTACCTCCTAGAAACAAAATCACCAGGTTACTGGTGATATCTAAGTATAACATGATTTTGGGCTAAATAGCAAATTTAAATAATATTTTTTATTTTATTATAAATGCCGTGCTTGAAAGTGGTATAATAATTATCTTATGGCAGAAACCGCAACGTATGACCTTCCGTATCCCACAGACGCATCACCCGTTGATGTTGCTGGTGATTTACAAGCATTAGCAGAAGCAATTGATGCGGTATTACCAAGTCTAGGCTTACCATATTTTACTCATGAAGTTAGAAATAACAGTGGTGCAACTATTGCTAAGGGTGATCCAGTTTATGCTACTGGGTTTTCTACTAAAACTACCGTCGCAAAATCGGTAGCAACAGATATCACAACCTTCCCAGTAATAGGATTAGCAACCACATCAATTACAAATGGTAGTGATGGTGTAGTTATTGTTTCTGGTATTTTTAGTGATGTTAATACTTCTTCATATACCGCTGGAGATATCCTATACGTAGGAACATCTGGTGGGTTAACAGACACACAACCAGCAGGTGGCTCAGGGGTTACAGGAGTGGTTTTAAAGGCTAATGCAACAACAGGTATTATACTTGTTACACCAGCAAAAACAAACGGCACTTGGGGTGCAGTAAAGGCAGGATTATAATGGCAACATATAGAGGTCAAGGCTCAGACTCATTTTCAATTGGTGCAGCCCCACCACAAGTTTCTTGGACATTGGTTCGTGGAGACACCGCAGCATTTAGAGTTTATGTAACAGATGAAAACCGTCAACCAATAACAGTTGATGAATGGACAATATCAATGGACATTGCTAGGAGAACTGTTAATGCAAATACTGGCGTAGTAACTTATCCAGTAATTGTTTCACTAAGTCCCGCACCTTCCGTGGATGATGATGACGGAGAGTTTACAGTTTCACTTTCTGCAGGAGAGTCTGAAGATCTTGAAACAGGAGATATTTTTGATATTCAATTATCAGATCCAACCAGAACTTGGACGGTATGTAAAGGAACAATCACAGTAATTGAAGATGTAACATCTGCTGAAAGTTAATTATGCCAGTAGAGAAAGTAACAACATTACAGCAGTTTAAGGTTTTTGCAAATTCAAAAGATTATGCAAAGGTAAGTTTAAAAAGGATTGGCACATTTACTCCAGAGATTGAAGGCATATATCCTTTTCGTGTAAGGTTTAAAGATCTTGGATACCCTGGAATTTCTAGCGGTAACGCACCAGCAATTGGTTTAGCAGTCATTGGTAGTACATTTCTTATTTTATGATATAATCACATATATGGCCATCATAGCGATTAATACACTAAAAGGTAAATTTGAATCTGGTGATATTCCTACTGGACAAGATTTTGCAGACTTAATTGACACCACTTCATACCGTGCAGAAGCCCTGGGTGGAGATGGCAATAACTCGTCAACAGTTAATGGAATAGAGACAGCAACAGTATTTGACACCATTGAAACAAGTACTTGGCGCACAATTAAGTATTTAATTCAAATTTCTCATCCCTCAACAAGTGTTTACAAGAGCACAGAAATCAACATAGTTTTTGATGGAACAAATCAAAATATAACAGAGTTTGGCACGGTATCTAATACGGCAAACGCCATAGGAAATATCACTGCTAGTTTAAATTCTGGTATAATAAGCATGACGGTAACCCCCGTATTAACGCCGATGACCATTAGGTATTACCGAACTGGTTTGAAAGCCTAACCCCAAGGAGTAACAAATGGCAACAGTAGACAAAGCCTTTAGAGTAAAAAATGGCTTAGTGGTTGAGGGTAGTACCGCTACCGTCAATACACATGATGTAATTACAAAAGAAATCTTTGACGCAAAAGGTGACTTAATAGTTGGTACAGGTAACAATACTGGTCAACGTGTAGCAGTTGGAACAAATGGATATGTTCTTACGGCAAACTCTTCAACAACTTCAGGAGTTGAGTGGGCAGCAGCCCCAGCAGTAGGTTCATTTGAAACTTCAATTGTATTTGAAGGCACAACTGCAAATGATTTTGAAACAACACTTCAAGTAACAGACCCAACAGCAGACCGCACAATTACATTCCCAGACGTAACAGGAACTGTAATTACAAATGCTGATTCTGGCACAGTAACTAGCACAATGATTGAAAATGGAACTATTGTTGATGCAGACATCAACGCTTCAGCAGCGATTGCTGCTAGTAAGATTTCTGGAACAGCCGTAACTCAGGCTGACTCAGGAACAGTTACATCCACAATGATTGCTAATGACACAATTGTAGATGCAGACATTAACTCTGCTGCTGCGATTGCTCAGTCTAAGATTTCAGGTCTTACTACTGATCTTGGAAACAAGGCTTCAGCATCAGATCTTACAACTCACACAGGTGCTTCAACAGGAGTCCACGGTGTAACTGGTTCAGTGGTTGGAACAACTGACACACAAACACTTTCAAGTAAGACTCTCACAAGCCCAGTAGTTTCAGGACTTGCACTTTCAGATTCAAGCATTGTCTTTGAAGGTTCATCAGCAGATGATAACGAAACAACTCTTACAGTAACAAATCCTACAGGAGATCGTACTATTACTTTGCCAGATGCTACAGGTACTGTTGCTCTTACAAATAATAAGTTAGATGTTTTTGCAGCAACTACTTCTGCAGAACTTCGTACAGTAATCTCTGATGAGACTGGAACTGGCGGACTTGTTTTTGCTGATACCCCAACACTTATAACACCAAACATTGGTGTAGCAACTGGTACATCTTTGGTTCTTTCAGGGGACCTAACAGTTAATGGTACAACAACTACAATTAACTCAACAGAAATTACAGTTGATGACAAGAACCTTACACTTGGTTCAGTAGCAACTCCAACAGATGCAGGCGCTGACGGTGGAGGTATCACTCTTAAGGGTGCTACAGACAAAACTATCAACTGGGTAGATGCAACCGATGCATGGACATTCTCTGAGCACGTCAACCTTGCTTCTGGAAAGTCATACTATGCAAATGGTACACTACTTAAAGATGTTTCAGAAACTCTTACAAACAAGACTCTTACATCACCAACAGTTTCAGGACTTACACTTTCTGATGCAAGTATTGTTATTGAAGGTTCTACAGCAAATGACTTTGAGACTACACTTACAGTAACTGATCCAACTGGAGATCGTACAATTACATTCCCAGATGCAACTGGTACTGTAGCCCTTACTTCAGATATTACAGTAAGTGCATCATCAACAAATACATTTACAAACAAATCGATTGCATTAGCAACAAACACAGTATCAGGAACACTTGCAGAATTTAACACTGCAGTTACAGATGCTGATTTTGTTTCAATTGCAGGAACAGAAACACTTACAAACAAAACTTTAACATCTCCAATACTTACTACTCCAAATATTGGAGCAGCAACTGCAACATCTATTACACTTACAGATGCTCTTTTAAGTACCGCAACATCAAGCGTTGCAACTACAAGCGCAACCGTTGTGGATTCATGGTCAGCAACAACATATTCAAGTGCTAAATATTTAGTACAAATGAAAAAGGGTACAGAAGTTCAAACCCTAGAAGTTCTTATTAACGTAGATGGAAGCAACAACGTTGCTATCACAGAATACGCAGATGTAATCAATGCAGCAGCCTCTTTAGGAACAACTGATGCAGATTTCTCAGGCGGAAATGTTCGTCTACTTGTAACACCTGCAGCAGCAGACACAGTAGTAAAGGTTCACAAAACGCTTATTGAAGCGTAATGTGACCACGAAGGGATAAGTGAACTTCAGTGGCCGTTGAAAGCACAAGAACCAATAAAGACTTTGTTGTAAAACAAGGACTTAAGGTTGCCACTGGAGTCACATTTCCTGACAATACTGTACAAAGCACCGCAGCACTAACTGTTGGAAGTTCATTTCCAGCAAGTGCGTCTAATGGTCAATTATTTTTATATACCGTCACCGAAAGAATTTATTATTATTTAAATAATGAATGGAACCCTTTAGCGAGTTATATAGATGCTCAATCAGAGTATGACGGTAATGGCGTTACCTATCCAACACTATTTGCAAAACTTAGTGGTGGCGCTCCAAATACTACTTTTACAAATGCATTACCTTCAGCAGATGGCGGTAGACCAAATGAACAATTCTGATATAATGAATGTTGGAGGATTAATAAATGGCAACTAGAATTCAAGTTCGTAGAGGTACTACCTCCGAATGGAACTCAGCAAACCCAATTCTTGAAGAGGGAGAAATTGGTTATAACAGTACTTTAGGTCAAATGAAAATTGGCGATGGAGACACTGCCTGGGGATCGCTTTATTATGTTGTAGACTCTTCAAGTTTAGGAACTAGCCTTGGCTCATATATATTAGATAGCGCAAAAAGTGCAGTTAACGGTGTAGCAGAACTTGATGCATCTAAAAACATCCTTGCTCCAGCAGGCATTATTTTTGAAGGTACAGCAAATGATCATGAAACAACTTTATCTGTAACAGATCCAACTGCCGATAGAACAATCACTTTTCCAGACGTAACTGGTACCGTTATTACAACTGGTAACCTTTCAGACATTACAAATATTGGCGTATTTAGTTCAACAATTACCATGGAAGGTTCAACAGCAAATGATTTTGAACTCACCCTTTCAGCAGGAGACCCAACCGCTGATCGTACAATTACCTTTCCTGACGCTACAGGAACAGTAGCACTTACAACTGATATAACATTTACTGCAGCAAGCACTAGCACTGTTACAAATAAAACAATCTCTTTATCAACAAATACTATTAGTGGAACTATTGCAGAGTTTAACACTGCCGTTACAGATGCTAACCTTGCTACTACTTCAGACCTATCTTCATACGCTACCCTATCTGGCGCTACCTTTACAGGTGCTATTTCTGGAACAAGCCTTACCCTTTCAGGGGATTTAACAATAAATGGAACAACCACAACCATTAATTCAACTACTCTTACAGTAGATGACAAGAACATTGTTTTGGCAGATGGCAATACTTCAGATGCCTCAGCAGATGGTGGCGGTATTACATTAAAAGGCGCAACAGATCATACCTTTAATTGGGTAGACGCTACAGATGCTTGGACATCTTCAGAGCACATGAATTTACTTACTGGCAAATCTTATAAAATTAACGGCACAACAATATCAGCAGCCTTACCAGCCCTTACATGGGGAGAAGTTAAAGATGGTAAGTCTGGCTTGGTAATTAGTTAAACTACTTTACAAAACACAAAGCACTTAACTCTAAAGTAAACATTTACTTTATTATTTACGTGTAAATTTTTGTTTTAATGTTGTGATATACTAGGGTTACTTTACGATTAGTAAAGCGCTAATAACATTTTTTAATAGAAAGTTGGAAAAATCAATGTCGGATATCTTTTCTTTTCGTTTGTCAGATGAGTTTGTAAACAAATACTCTACCGTTCCAGCACCTTTTGGCTTTACAGACGCAGGATCTAACTCATTAGGGGAGATTACGTTTATACGAACATACTCTCGTATGAAAGAAGACGGAACAAAAGAAAGATGGCATGAGGTTTGCAAGCGGGTAATTGAAGGAATGTACTCAGTACAGAAAAACCACGCTAAGGATAATCGTTTACCTTGGAATGACAACAAGAGTCAAAAGTCTGCTCAAGAGGCTTATCAAAGAATGTTTGAACTAAAGTGGACTCCTCCAGGTCGTGGCTTATGGGCATTTGGAACTCCTATGACTATGGAGAAGCGCAACTCCGCCTCCTTGCAAAATTGTGCAATGGTATCTACTCGTGACATTGATCGTAATGATCCAGGAGCGCTGTTTGCATGGGTAATGGATGCATTAATGCTTGGTATTGGTGTTGGTTTTGATACCGTTGGTCAAGACAAAGAAATACCTATTCATGCCCCAACAGAGCCAGAAAATGTATGGGAAATTCCAGACACTCGTGAAGGTTGGGTAGACTCTGTAAGAATGCTATTAAACTCATACCTGCGCCCTAATCAGGCTATACAGAAGTTTAACTATGATCTTATCCGTCCTTTAGGTGCCCCTATAAAAGGCTTTGGAGGGGTTGCCAGCGGTCCAGCACCACTCATTGCACTACACAACAAGATAGACGCAGTTATCGGCGGTAGAGTGGGAGAAAAACTTGACTCTCGTGCAATTGTAGATATTGTTAATCTTATTGGTACATGTGTTGTTTCTGGAAATGTTCGTCGTTCTGCTACCTTGGCTTTAGGATTACCAGAAGACAAAGATTTTATTAATTTAAAAAATGCAGAGGTTTTTCCAGATAGAAACTCATTTGATTCAGAAAATCCAGGATGGGCTTGGATGTCTAATAACTCTATCGCTGCAGAGGTTGGAACAAAGTACGAAGATTATGTTGACTTAATTGCAGACAATGGTGAGCCAGGATTTATTTGGCTAGATGTTGCTAGAGATTATGGAAGACTAGCAGATCCTGCAGACTATAAGGATTCTCGTGTTATGGGATTTAATCCTTGCGCTGAACAACCCTTAGAGTCATATGAATTATGCACACTTGTAGAAGTACATTTAAACCGTCATGAAGATAAAGAAGATTTTCTTCGTACATTAAAGTTTGCATATTTGTATGGAAAGACTGTTACATTAATGCCAACACATTGGCAAACCACAAATGGAATTATGCAACGTAATCGTCGCATTGGAACATCACTAACTGGTATTGCTTCATTTGCAGATACAAAAGGTATGCCAGTAATTCGTGAGTGGATGGACGAGGGGTATAAAAAAATTCGTGCATACGATCACTCATACTCAGAATGGCTATGTGTACGTGAATCAATTCGTGTAACTACCGTCAAACCTTCTGGCTCTGTATCTTTACTTTCTGGTGCCACTCCTGGAGTTCATTGGGGTCCTGGCGGAGCATTCTATCTTCGTGCTATTAGGTTTGGAAATACAGATCCAATGCTTCATTTATTTAAAGCGGCAGGGTATAAAATTGAAGCAGACTTAGTATCTGCAAACACTTCAGTTGTATATTTCCCAGTAGCGTCTGGACATCCAAGATCTGAAAAAGATGTAAGTCTTTTTGAAAAAATTGGTTTGGCAGCAACTGCCCAAAAATATTGGTCAGATAATGGTGTTTCTGTTACCCTTTCATTTGATAAAGAATCAGAGACTAAGCATATTGCTCCAGCACTTCACATGTATGAGGGTCAACTAAAGGCAGTTTCATTTTTGCCAATGGGCAATAAAACATACCCACAACAACCATATACTCAAATAACAAGAGAAGAATATAATGCGTATGTTGGCACAATTGGAAAGATTGACTGGTCTGCTATTTATGATGGCAAAGACAATCTTGATGCTGAGTCTGAAAAGTACTGTTCAACAGACGCATGTGAGATTAAGTTATATTAGTTCCCATCCTGCTATAATAAGGCTATAGGAGAAATATGGCCAACCCGTCCAATTTATATGCAGAAAAGATTTATTCTGAGCACCCACTAGTTCTTTGGGCATTGGATGATCAGGCTGACTACATTAGCCTTATCTCTGAATCTGAGCGGGATATAACAAATGAGTGGACTACAACTGGTTGCACAGCAACAAATAATACCATTGGCAATGAACCATTTCCAGATAGCGAAACAACTAGGCTAATAGGAATTGTTCCAGTAGGAGCAACAAACGACCTTGTTTGTGTAAGTCCAAACCTTACAAACTTTACCGACTTAAACTCTGACCTTGGAACTTTTACTGTTGGGGCATACTTTTATTCTGCAAGTCCATACTTAGAATCTGTTTCTATTGGATATGAATATACAGATACAACAACATCTTTAGTAGTTCAAAATTTTAAGGTTTTTGAGACTACCGTTTTTGAAAACTGGGCTTTTGTTTCTGAGACATTTGAGATACCAGATGAAAACACAAACCTTCGTGCTGTTGTAAAAATAACAACAACCACTGGCGGAGGATCTACATCTGACTATAGATTTTATGTTAATGGAGTTACCGTTGGTCAATGGGCAGAGGAGTTTAATTCAACATCTCTTGGCGTTACCCCAGAATCTTTTCCAATTGATATTGCATTAGACACTTCTAGTCAAGTAATTCCAGCCTTAGCATACGGTATATCAACAGAAGAAGGATACTATCTTGTTAATGACAATGCCCTAGTTGCAAAAAATTCTAGCGTACCGTTAGTTTTTGGTGCATCTGGAGTAACAAAACTTTTGCCAAACGTGGTTGGAGACCCATCATTGATACTTCCTGGCAAAGGATTTTTAAATGATATTGGAAGATATAAAGAATATACTGTAGAGTTTTGGGCAAGAATTAATTCAGATGCATCAGCACCTAAAAGAATTTTTGGTCCAATTGTAGGAACAGATGGTTTATATGTAGAGGGTGGATTCTTAACCCTAGTAATTGGAGATACATTTTCTTCACATTTCGTTGGCGAATGGTATAGGCCAATGCTAATTCACATTCGTTTAATTCGTGACTCTGCAACGGTATTTATAAATGGAGAACAAGTAATCTCCATGGTAATTGACACCGCTAATTTAGATTTACCTGCAGGAGAGGTAAATTCAGAGTCTCAAGACTGGCTTGGATTTTATGCATATGCAGACGTAAATCCAGTTGAAATTGACTGTGTTGCAATCTATCCCTATCAAGTGCCAATTACTGTTGCAAAACGAAGATGGGTATATGGTCAAGGAGTTTTATCTCCAGAAGGTATTAACTCAGCATATGGAGGAAGTTCGGCTTTTATTGATTATCCTTTTGCAGACTATACTGCTAATTACAATTACCCAGATTTTGCAGAATGGCAACAAGGATCTTTTGATAACCTTGTTACAACTACAACCGCTATCACAACTCCAACATATCAACTACCAGAAATATTTTTAGATACAAAAACAGTTCAAGAGTTATATGATGACTGCCAAGTTGTCCAAACTGGCTATAATGCTTCTCAGGCAGAGTCTTATAAGTTTATTACTTTTAGACCAAATAATAGTTGGAACTCAGAACAATGTTATTTTAACTTTCCAAGATTTAATGTTTTAAATGATCAGGTTAGATCTATTTATGCTGTTTTTAGTACAGATGATATTGAGCCACAATCTGGACCAGTACAGGCTCAAACATTATTAAAAATATATAACTCTCTAACTGGAGACTATTTTATTGTTAAGCAAGAAGAGGATATTATTAAATATGTTTTAAATTATAATGGTGCTGATGAAATAATCCATACAACCGAATCTCTTGAGTCTGAACAATTATTTGCTGTTGGACTAAACGTTCAAACAATTTCAAATACCTTTGGCGAAAGAATAGCCTCCTTCTTTGGAAATCAAAATGGACTAAAACTATATGTTGGCGGAGACGAAGAAGCAGAAAATACTTTTACTGGTAAAATTTATTCTGTTGGGTTTTCTACAGCATCTAATATAGTTGATATAGAAGATTATTTTGATGAAGATGGATTGATTTTATTTGATAATCTTGCAGAAAGCGGGGTAACTGAAGAAACTACTGCCATAGCGCTAATTGAGCATACCGCAAGTTATACTTTATTACCAACAGAGGCATATGAAAAGTTTTTCCTAGACATAGGAGTTTCTGGATACTGGCAAGACTATTTGCCACTATCTTATTTTGGTCAATATGTAGCCAATGATCTTGGAAATCAATTTTATGATTTAGACTTTTTACAGTTTAATATAGGATATCCAGCACCCTCAGAATCAGTTGAAAATGAAACTGTTTTAGAAAGTTGGACATACGGAGATCTAAAAAATGAGTATGAAAATCCTAGCCAAAAGACATATTATCAACTAGATAACTTTTTATTTAGTGGCTGGAATAACTATGAAGATATGAAGCAAAAGTCTGTTAAGTATTATGAATATAATACAGCAAATGCATCCGTAAGAAGTTATCTTACTTTTCAATATATTGATGAAGGTGCTAACTTGCCACAAAGTAGTTTTACTACCACAGTAGCCCCAACATCAAGAAGAATAGTTGATATGGATGAGCATACAACTTGGTCAAATAAAAAGTTTGAGGTTGTTGACAATACACTAATCTATCCATCAAAAAATATAGATTTTAATGAAATTGCAATTGTTTATCATCTTGAGTTTAATATTAGAAGTATTTTAACAAAACCTATTGCACTTAGAAGGCTAGAGTTTGCTTCTCAGGCATTTAATGATAACTCCTTTAATCCAGTTGGCACTAGGTTTGGCGTCAACATGTTTCCTTACAAAAGATCTGGAATTTATTATGACTACAAGGCTAAAAATCCATTTAGCATTTATAAGGGAAGCACCCCATATCTATACTTAAATAGAAAAAGCGGTATAGAAATTCGTGGAGAGTTTGATCCAGAAGTTAGTAGAGGCTTAGCAGTTCCAATTAATCAAAACTTATCAGATAACTACCGTGTAAGTGCTGCACAAATTTGGATGAGATATGATGAGGATTTTTTCCCAGGCACACCAACAGAATTGTTTGAGATTGAATATAGGGCAGATACTATAAAGTTCTACATGGTTGCAGATAGTGAGAAAGGCTCTAGAGCAAGAATCTTTGCTCGTAACCAAAGCACTGGTCAAGAATTTAACGGACTAGCATATTTTTGGAACGGTAGCATTGTAAGAGAGCCAGTATTAACTAAAAAAGAATGGGGAGTGCTTGGAATTGCATTTTCTACAGCCTTAAACTTTGACTCTTATCTAGGCGCCATTAACTTAACTGGACCAATGATATTTAATAATGTTGCCTATTACCAAGCAAACAACCTACAGCAAGTTCAGAGTACGCTTAATAGACCTTGGCTACAGGTTAAAACAGACGGGGTAACAAATTTTGATTGGCAGTACTGGTTAAATAGTTTTACGTGGGAAGGCGTTCTTGTAATTTCCTCATCAGACCTGTATGGTGTAAACCCAGCAGATGTGTATAAGACCTACCTAGGAACTAATAAGATTATTATTGATGACGAAGAGGGCATGATTTTTGATGCTGATAAGATTAAGATATATAATAATACTGTTTGGCAGACAACGGTTCAAGTTCCAGTATAATCTGCTATACTTGTGGTTATGGATAATGAGATTCTTAAAAAAGTTGGCAACGTACGGCGCAAAGTAATAGAAAAAGATTATAACTGGGGCTTGTATGTGTACAAAAAGTCTGACGGTGCTTGGTTTACTGACGGGTCTGGTAGCATATTAAATATTCCAGCAGAGCGTGGAGACATTACTAAGATTGCAGAATTAAGAAAAGTTGCTGTACATTATGGCGATGATGGAGAAGGAAAGGCAGTATTTGTGCCTGGACTGACAAGAATTAGCGAGGAAGAACATTCTGAACAATTAGATAGAATGAAGAATGGTTTAATTCCTTCCATGAATGATCATGGTGCTTGGGTAGCAGCACGACAAACCTATGATAAGTATGGTAATGATGAGTGAAGAATACGTAAGAGTTGGTTTAAATACCCAACCAGAACAAGAAAACGCTTTTACACAACAAGATCCATTTAATAAATCTTGGGATCAACTTAAAGATTTTGGTGGACTAGATCAAAACTTCCGCAGAAAAACTGCAAGGAATGTAACAAAGGCAATGACCTTTGCAACAAATGAGTATCTTGATTCTGCTAACGCAACACCATCTGGTGTAGACGCTGGATCAAAAGCAATTAATCCTGGCACGGTATATAGAAATGGCTATGGACTATTTGACGTAATTACTCCTCCATATAACATGTATGAATTGGCTAACTTCTATGACACATCATTTGCTAATCATGCTGCTATTGATGCTAAGGTAGAAAATGTAGTTGGTCTTGGCTACCGCTTTGATATTGCAGATAGAACAATGCTAAGGTTTGAAATGAATGAGGATCAGGCAGCAGTTGATCGTGCTCGTAATCGTATTGAAAGAATGAAACTTGAATTAAAGGATTGGATAGAAAACCTTAATGATGATGATTCTTTTACAAAGACAATGGAAAAGTTTTACACAGATGTTCAGGCTACTGGCAATGGGTTTCTTGAAGTAGGTAGAACTGTTACTGGAGAGATTGGCTATCTTGGTCACATCCCAGCAACCACAGTTCGTGTGCGTCGCCTGCATGACGGCTTTGTGCAAATTATTGGTAACTCTGTAGTTTACTTTAGAAACTTTGGGGCAAAAAATAAGAACCCAATGACTGCAGATCCACGCCCAAATGAGATCATTCATTACAAAGAATACTCTCCGCTAAATACATTTTATGGTATTCCAGACATCGTAGCAGCCATGCCTTCGTTAATTGGAGATCAACTTGCATCACAATACAATATTGATTACTTTGAAAATAAGGCTGTTCCAAGATATATCGTAACCTTAAAAGGTGCAAAACTCTCATCCGATGGCGAAGATAAGATGTTTAGATTCTTGCAAACTGGTCTTAAGTCTCAGTCACACAGAACTCTTTACATACCGCTTCCTGGAGACACAGATACAAACAAGGTAGAATTTAAGATGGAGCCAATTGAAAATGGAATCCAAGATGGATCATTTAAAGAGTATCGTAAACAAAATAGAGATGACATTCTTATTGCTCATCAAGTGCCTATTTCTAAACTTGGTGGTGCAGACTCAGGTATTGCTGCCGCCCTTTCACAAGATCGTACCTTTAAAGAGCAGGTATCTCGTCCAGCCCAAAAACATTTAGAAAAGGTTGTTAACAAGATTATTAGAGAAAAAACTGATATTCTTGAACTTAAGTTTAATGAGTTAACCTTAACGGATGAAATTGCTCAGTCTCAAATTATTGAGCGTTATGTAAAAACACAGGTTATGACTCCAAATGAGGCTCGTGAAAAGTTAGATTTGCCACAAAGACCAGATGGTGATGAACCATTTGTTATGTCTCCAAGACAGGCAACTGATGCTAGAGCAAATTTGGCAGGGAATCGTCAAAGAGATACAGAACGAACAAACAACAACTCTGACTCTCCA